TTTGTGGTTTCCTTGAGAGGAACCTGCCAGTCATCTTGAAATCCGACCAACACGGAATGCATATGTGTATTCCATGTGGATCCCTTGTGGGTGAACTCAAGAAAATGGGAACCGCCAGATACGCCCCATTCTTTCAGTTTCGTGTTAAGACCACGCATACTGTGCCATCCAGTGTAGCCGGCCATAGTCCGCCTCTCGGTGAGGTAAGAATACTGATCACCTAAACTTGCATGACGAATCGACTTCTCATTACCAGGTAATGTCGTGGTTAGAACACCAATGGTGAGTTCTAAGTCCGCTTCTTTGGCCCACTCTAAATCATACTCCAATCTTTTAGCAATCTTGAATTGATTTCTCCTGGCTCGTACTCTTTCACACCCGGGGCATAAACGCCACCGTGCGCACAGACTACGGTCGTTCAGAAAACTGCGGGCGTTGGTACACCCATCCGGCGTTGCCTCAGTTTTCATGCACGATCCTCCCCCGAGGTGCCCTCCCGCCGCTAGCGGGGAGGTATTGTGCTAGCACGCTACCACGGGAGGACATTCTGTCCTTTGACCAACACCCCATAAATGTGATGTTATTTTTTAGCAGGTAGTGTAGTATAACAAGTAAAGAACTTGGTCTCACGACTGGAGCCGTCAGCTTGACCATGCTACGCATGCTCAACCAGCTGTTTAGTTGCAGCCCCTCCTCAGGGTACCTGAGAAGGTGCGCACCGTCACGAGGCTCGGGCTTCGCAGATAGAATGGAGGTCATTCTACCCACTCCTTGCCACAACTGTAGCAGATAACATGGGTCACTTCTTGGTCTGCGATCCAAGCCACATCTTTGATGGGTACATGCCAACCACATTCGCAAACGAATGGGTACTCGTTCTCATTCTCAAGGGAATGAACGTTGGAAGGTTTAGCACATTCCTTGCCCATAGGTAACCACCTTGTCGGTTAGACCGAGCATGTGGCCGATGAGCACCGCGAGTAGGTAACTCACGTTGTTCTGTCTGAGATGTTGTAACACAGACGCAATTTGGATTGCCTTGATTGGAGTTGCAACGTGTGGTGGAAGTTCTTCCATCAGACCCGCTCCATATTGTGCGCTTTCACGCCCTTGTAATCACCAGATTGTACAGTCACACTGATTCCATTATTCATTGAATCAATGGTCTGTCCAGTTGAGCGCAAATACACAAGACCACACGGTGCATCGAAATACCCCGTGCTTATCTTCTGATTTCCTGCTGTCCCCACGGTAAGCGTGGCGATCTTTACCCAAACACTTGGGAAGTTGTTTGCATTGTAAGGTGGCAAGTTGCCACGTTGTTGCAGAGCTTCCATCTCGACAGCAGATGAGTCTGCTTCAAGGTCGGCGTAAGGGCCAGATCCCGTCGGAGTCGTCGGGCTCAAGTTTGTGTTTCCAGCCAAACCGTATTGGCCAGTGACCGAATACGATGTAGCTGTTGTAGAACCTGCCCAGGAAAAAGTCCTGGTCGTACCGGTCGAATCTTCAACAATAGATTCGTTGAATTCGCCGTCAACAATGAGAGCATTTAGAGGGGTCGTTGGGTTTCCGTCAACCACCGGGTACAGGTCACTTGCAGTGATACCGCTGTTAATCCGGAAATCAAACCAACGGGCTTGAGCTTCTTTGGAAAGATTCTCACGCTCGTCTGTGTAAGCACGATGGAATACAATCTTTGCTTCCTCAAACGCCTTTTGGACAGCCCAAGAATCCATCAATGCCCAGACATCGAGTGTATTACCAGGAGTTAGGTAAGATGGATCCACATCAATTTTTTGAGTGTATCTTTTTCCATACCGATAGAGGCGATGGTTTGTCTGACTCAATAATCGACCAGTGTCGAATTGAGCAGACGATGTTCCAGGTGATCCAGAAACTCCAAGGTAGAGTTTACGCTGCACTGGCAAATATTGCAGTGGCTTTTTCTTTACAAAGGAAGGATCCTTTTTCATTGCTTTTTTCTTATGTCCAGAAGAGGCCATGCTCCGGTTGGTGACGATTAGGCATATCGTCTTTCCGGTCCATTTCTCATCCAGTCTCCAAATGGTCTCGCTAATCGAGGTAGATGTCTTCCATGACCAGACCTCTCTTTCCCGTGATCGTACCCTCCGGCAAGAAACCCGCTTACTTCGGGCAACTTACCATCAGGCACTTTCACTGGTTTTGTCACATACTCTACTTTAGCAGAGTAACGTGCAATTGATGCCAACTCATCATCGCTGGCAATATCCAAAGTGTATAATCGACCGAGGCCAAGTGGCTCAAGAATCCTCTTGTTACTCCTGGTCTTATTCTCGGCTTTTTCAGTCTGAAGCCTCATCGTTAAATCGTCATTCCATTCCAGCTGCTTTGTGGTTTCCTTGAGAGGAACCTGCCAGTCATCTTGAAATCCGACCAACACGGAATGCATATGTGTATTCCATGTGGATCCCTTGTGGGTGAACTCA